AAGCTGCAAAATTAGAAAAAAGACAAGCTGGATTTCAAAGACGGCAAGAAAGAGGTTCTGCAAGGTATGCTGAAAGAAAAGGAACTGAACCAATATATTCTACAGATAAAGAAGAATTACTTCCTAATAGAGAAGATACTTTTTTAGGTATTAGAAAAAATAGAGTATCTAACGAAGAAAGAAAAGAACAGATTGCTAGAAGAGTAAAAGAAAATAGAGAAAAACGACAAGAAGGTTCTGAAGAAAATAAAGTAGAAGATATACTATTTAACGAAACGAACCCAGTCACTGAGTCTTTAACTCCAGTTTCACTGGATAACATAAATAAAGCATTAAATATTAATCCAGACTCTAAAATAGAAGAAGAAATAAATTCTATAAAAAAAATGTCACAAAACCCATTTCCAGGAGTTTTTGATGGAGTTACAATGATGGGCGATGGTTTTAATAAAGGAATGTCAAGAAAAAATAAATACAAAAAGTAATATGAAGAATATACTCAATCAACTAGGGGATACAGCATCCAACTTAGAAGGGGCAACCCCACAAGAAATGGAAGCGTTAGGAATGAATCCTATGGGTCCTGCCGTTCAAGGTCCTATGGCTGCTAACCCTATGACACCAACAACAGACCCTGCTGTGATTCCACCAGTAGTTCCAACAGAAAATAATTTTTCACCAAAAACCAAATCAGTTGCAGACTACACATATGGTAGTGATGTAGCTAGAGGTTATTAAAAACAATACTATGAAAAGTAAAAAGATGGTAGCAACAAAAAGACCTTATGCAGAAGAGCAGGGGTTTGATGCAATATGGAATGGTCCATTAAATATGGACAATATGCCAAGAGGATATGGCTCTAGTAGCGGGTGTAAAGGTATTCAGCTATTAGCTAAGAATATGCCAGCATACCAGCCAGGACCTATTACAGAAAAAGCAAAGGGATTTAAATTTTAATAAAGTTGGAAGACTTCAAGCTGTACCTTGCCAATGCGTTGGTAATGATGATTACTATGTCAGACATAGAGGTCATACTTAAGATACTTTTATTAATCGTGACAATAGGTTACACCTTATTTAAGTGGTTGTCTATTGCAAAAAAATATAAGGATGGAGAAGATAAGTGAGCATATATCATACAAGGAGGGGGTTAGAAGTTCTACTGCTAAGAGATTAAGCATAGACAACACTCCTAACGAGTTTGATTTGAAGAAAATGAAGTCTATATCCAAAAATATATTTGAGCCTCTTAGAAAGGCTGTAAATGGCCCTATACGCATTAATAGCTTCTTCAGGTGTAAGCAACTCAATAGAGCTGTAGGTGGAAGTGGTACGTCTCAACACTGTAGAGGAGAAGCTTTTGACTTAGATGACTCTTACGGTCATATGTCAAATGCAGATATGTATAAGTTCATTAAAGATAACCTCAGCTTTGACCAAATGATATGGGAGTTTGGTGACGATGAGAATCCTGATTGGATTCACGTTTCTTATGTGTCGGAAGACAAGAACAGGAATAGATGCTTAAGGGCTGTAAAAGAAAATGGTAAAACTGTTTATATTGTAAAGTAATGGCAAGTAAGGTAAGTAAAAAAGATATGGCTTGTAATAAGCCTAAGAGAACATCTGGTCACCCTAAGAAGTCTCACATTGTAAAGGCTTGTGAGGGTGGTAAAGAAAAGCTAATTAGATTTGGTCAGCAGGGTGCTAGTACGGCAGGTAAGCCAAAGGCTGGTGAGTCTGCTAAGATGAAAGCTAAGAGAAAAAGTTTTAAGGCTAGACACGGAAAGAACATAGCTAAAGGTAAAATGTCTGCTGCATATTGGGCTGACAAAGTTAAATGGTAAATAAATAAAACTATGAATAAGTATAAACAAGAAATGATTAACGACAGAGAGTTAATCTATGATGCAAAAAAACAACTTCACAAGGCTGACGAAAAGTATAAGTCTGGAATTAATATGGCAGGAACCTCTATGGGGTCTTACGACAAGCCAATGATGAAAGGTGGATACGAAAAGCCAATGATGAAAGGTAGTGGACTAATGATGAAGTGTGGGTGCCAAATAGGTAAGCATATGGGTGGTCCAAAAATGATGGGTAAAAAGTCTTGCGGTAAGTAATGGCGTTTAAGCTATCTAACCCACCATATAAGAACGAACCTACCCCAGTCTATCAAGCAGACTTGGGGGAGGGTGTTCTTGGTCAGAGTAACAACAATGGCACTATTGTAATAAATGAGAACCTAGACCCTAAGTTTCACAAGGAAGTTATTAGGCACGAAGAGGTTCACATTAATCAAATGGCTAGAGGTGACTTAGATTATGACGACAAGAACATTTACTGGAAGGGAAAGGCTTACTCAAAGAACAATGCTAAGATAGCTATGGCTAGTCCTGCAAGTTCTCCTTGGGAAAAAGAAGCCTACAGTAAGTCTAAGACTAAATATAAAGATAAAAAATACAATGTCTAAAAAATTCAAGGATACAAAGCTAGGTGCATTTCTAGGTAATGCCGCACCACACATACTAGACGTAGCTGGAGACTTACTTCCAGATGCTGGTGTGTTGGGTATGGTAAAGAACCTCATTGAAAAAGATGACAAGATTGACCCAGAGGTCAAGAAGGTTGCTTTAGTAAAGACAAAAGAAATGTACGAGCTAGAGGTTAAAGACAGAGACTCTGCAAGGAGTAGAGAGGTTGAGGTAAAGAAAACTGGAAGCAAGGACATAATGATGATGCTTACAGGAATTGTAGGGTTGGTTTCTTTTCTCTTTATCATCTATGCGGTAGTGTACGAAGAAGGGGTTTTGCATAATGAACTGTTCGTGCATTTGATGGGAATGGTAGAGGGAGTGGTAATATCTAACATTTTTGCCTACTATTATGGCTCTTCAGCAGAAAAATAGCAAAAAGTAAGTAATTATAAAAAGAGTGAGAATCAAATTTAATTTAATATGAATAGAATTACAGATGATGAGCTAGAGCTTATCAGGGAGCAACAAACAAAAATTGCTCAAATAAAACAAGACATCGGAACACTAGAGCTTAGAAAGCACGAGGTGATGGGCGTAATGCTTGATGTAAATCAAGAAGTCGAAGAAACAAAAACCACACTAGAAGAAAAGTATGGTCGTGTAAACATTAACCTTGATGATGGTACTTATACCGAAGTTGAGGAAGAAGAGACTAAGTAATGAGTAGTGTTATAAGAAAAATCAGCATAGGGTCTGATTATAAGAATGAAGCAATGCATTATTCTATTGGGCAGCAAGTATATGGTGGTCACGAAATATCTGATATTCTCCTTGACGAGAAAGATAACTCTTATAACATTTATATTCAAAAGAACAAAGAGACGTTGCCGTGGAAGAAGTTTAATTCTAACATGGCAATATCTGTTGAATATGACTTGCAGTATTAATGAAAAGTATTCACGATTTTATCGTAAAACCCATAGAGGGTCGATACAATAATACTGTTAAGGTTGATGAGGTTGACCTCATAGTCAATACAAGAATTGAGGAATTTAAAAGCGTAAGTAAGGTGGCTGAAGTTGTCGCCTTACCTTTATCTATAAAAACTGATATTAAAGTTGGAGACAAGGTTATAGTACACCACAACGTATTTAGAAGATTCTATGACATTAGAGGAAACGAAAAGAATAGTAGAAGCTTCATCAAGGAAGATATGTATGCTTGCTCACCTGAGCAGATATATATGTATGGAACAAATAAGACTCATCTTGATTATTGTTTCGTAAAGCCTGTAGAGAACGACAGTATATTTTCTTTAACAAAAGAAAAGCCACTTGTAGGATTTCTAAAGTATGGCAACAAAGGACTAACTAACTTAGGAATAAACGAAGGAGACCTCGTTTCTTTTAGACCAACATCTGAGTTTGAGTTCGTTATAGATGGGGAATTATTATATTGTATGAAATTAATTAATATCGTTGGAACTTATGAAGGTAAAGGAGATGAAAGAGAGTATAATCCTAGCTGGGCAAAAAGCAGTTGCTGAGCTGATTAAAGTTGCTGAAGAAGCTATTATAGACTCAGGGGATGATATTACAGCGGATAGATTGAAGAATGCAGCAGCAACTAAAAAACTTGCAATATTTGACGCATTTGAAATACTACAACGCATAGAGAGTGAGAAAGATTTGTTAGAAAACAAACCAAAAGAAGAAACTAAAAAGAAAGAGTTTAAAGGGTTTGCTGAGGGAAGAGCTAATACTAAGTAGTATGTACGAGCAAAGTTTATACACGGTATTAGACAACCACATAAAGCCATCTACTCTAAAGAAAAAAAATAATGCTAAGTCTTGGAAGTACGGATACGATGAAGATTTTGATGTTATTGTAATAAGTAAAACAGGTAAGATAGGAGAGATTTATGAAATACAAAATCTTAAGATAGCCTTACCTGCTGAGTGCGAAACTCACAACTTTAAAAATAACAGGTGGTCTCACACAGAGTACCCCAAAGAATTAAGTAGAATAAAAACAATCTTTGATTGGAAGGAGTACCCCGAAGATTTTAAAGAACAATGGTACGATTATATTGAGAAAGAATTTGAAAGAAGAGAGAATGGATTTTGGTTTAATAATAAGGGTAATTCTACTTACATTACTGGCTCTCATTATATGTACCTGCAATGGTCAAAGATTGATGTTGGTCAGCCAGACTTTAGAGAATCAAACAGATTATTTTACATATTCTGGGAAGCCTGCAAGGCAGACGAAAGGTGCTTTGGAATGTGTTACCTTAAAAATAGACGGAGTGGATTCTCCTTTATGTCTTCAGGAGAGACAGTTAACCTTGCCACGATATCAGTTGATTCAAGGTACGGAATACTTTCAAAGTCAGGGCCTGATGCAAAGAAGATGTTTACCGACAAGGTTGTACCAATCTCGGTTAACTACCCGTTCTTCTTTAAGCCCATACAAGATGGTATGGACAGACCAAAGACTGAACTTGCATATAGAGTACCAGCATCAAAATTTACGAGAAGGAAGCTTGATCTTAATGAGCAGCAAGAAGATATCAAGGGGCTGGATACTACTATTGATTGGAAAAATACAGGTGACAACTCCTATGATGGGGAAAAACTAAAGTTACTTGTACACGATGAATCTGGTAAGTGGGAAAGACCTAGTAACATACTAAACAACTGGAGGGTTACAAAAACTTGTCTTAGATTAGGTAGTAGGATAATAGGTAAGTGTATGATGGGTTCAACATCAAACGCTTTAGATAAAGGAGGAGAAAACTTTAAAAAATTATATAATGATTCTGATGTTTCCAAAAGAAATAGAAATGGACAAACCAAGTCAGGAC